TTATAAATGAAAATAATACAAATTTAAATGTCGGTTCTGATGACGGCCCAGGTACATTTTATCAAAGTTTTGCAGATTGGAATAGAGTATCATCAAATGCAGTACCAGCTTTTATGCAACAATCTGGTTGGAGTATTTTAAATTTTATAATAAACGATAAAGCTACAGATCCTGATTTTGACTTTAGTATGATAGAAAATCCAATCTCCGCCGTAACATTTGGTAGAGTCGGTTCTATACCAGGTGCTGAAGGAGCAGTTGAAAAACACAAACAAAGATTAATTAGTATCACAGAACCTTTAGGTTGGGAACTTGTAAAATGGATGGGATTAGATGGGAAAGCACATCAGATATCACAAAAACCATCAGACGAATATGGAAAAGGACAAGTTGCATGGTCTGTAAAAGGAACTAAAGGTAAAGTAGGTAAATTATCTAAAAGAAAAGACTATACTTTTAAAAAACCAGTACAAGAAAGAATTAATTTAAATCAAGAGATAAAATTGTTAATAGAGGGTGGAGCTTATGGACATCTTAACCATCCATTTGATAATAAAAATCTTACATTTTCAGATTTTAAGACACTAATTATTAATACACTACAAGGTAAACTTGATAGTGAAGGAGCGGTTACAGAAAAAACAGATGGTCAAAATATTATGATAAGTTGGAAGAATGAAAAACTTATCGCAGCTCGTAATAAAGGACATATTAAGAATCATGGTGCTAACGCATTAGATATTAGTGGGGTTCAAAATATGTTTTCTGGTAGAGGTGATATTGAAAAAGCATTTGTATCAGCTATGTCAGATTTACAAAAAGCACTTAAAGGTTTGAGTAAAAAACAAAAAGACAAAATATTTGCAGAAGGTAAAAAGTTTATGTCGTTAGAGGTTATTTATCCAAAGACAGCAAATGTTATACCTTATGATAAATCATTATTACAATTTCACGGAACAATAGAGTATGATGAAGCTGGTTCACCAATTGGTGAGGATAGAGATAGTGCTAGAATGTTAGCTGGTATGATAAAACAGATAAATCAAAATATACAAAAAACATATAGTATCACTAAACCATTCGTAACTAAATTACCACAAGTAAAAAACTTTGCACAAAGACAAAGTTATTTTTTAGGTAAGTTGGCTAGATTACAAAATCAATATAAATTAACAGACAAAGACACGTTAGCTGATTATCATCAAGCTTATTGGATGGAGTATATTTACAATGGTGCAAAACAAACAGATTATAAAAACATATCCAATAAAGTTTTAATGAATCTAACAAAGAGATGGGCATTCTTTGATAAGTCATATAAAGTTCCAATGATTAAAAAAGATTTAAAAAACTACCCAAAGTTTTTAGATTGGGTTTTATCTACAGACAAAATGGATCATGCTAGATTACAAAAGAAACATATCAGAGATTGGGAAGTTCTTTTCTTTGAGTTGGGTGCGGAGATACTAAAAAATATGAGTGACTTTATAGCTGCTAATCCATCTCAAGCAGCTCAACAAATTCGTAAAGATTTACAAAAGGCTATTAGTCAAGTTAGAAAATCTAAAGATCCAAAAGTATTGAATACATTGAAAACACAATTAGATAGATTAAATGCTATTGGTGGATTAAAATCTGTTGTACCAAGTGAGGGTATAACTTTTGTATTTAAAGGAAAATTATATAAATATACTGGAGCATTTGCACCAGCAAATCAAATTTTAGGAATGTTAAAATTCGTATAGGAGTTACAATGGGATATAGTAGAGATATAGAAAGACAAAATCAAGCATTACAAACTATTTTAGATGGTGGTACACCAGAGAAAAGAATCTATATTGCAAAAGAAGATTTAAATTACAAAAAATCCATACAAGAAAAGAAAGAAAAAGAACGTGAAAGAATAAACGAAAAATTTGAAGCCACGAAAGAAGCTAGAATGCCATGGTTTTGTCCGAAGTGTGATAAGGTTATGAAAAAACGATTAGATGACAAGATGTGGTTTTTATACGACCATTGTTTTGATTGTCAATTAAAAGTTGAACATAAGATGAGATTAGATGGTACGTATAATGAGTGGAAAGAACAAAAAGAAATTGCAAACAAATTAGCTTGGATACGTGACCAAAAAATAATGATAAAAGAATTTAAAGAACAAGACACACCTGAGTTCTATCAACAATTTAGACCAGATGGTCACTCTGTTGATAAAGAAAAGTGGAATGTCGATAAAGATATGATTATGAAACAAGCAGATGAAGCTTTAGAATTCTTAGAAAAAATGGAAGATTCTTTAAAGTAGTATATTTATAGTTAGGAAAATAGTAATGATTACAGACAAAGACATATATGCAATTAGTGGTAAAGATTTAAAACAATTCGTTCATATGATGAGTGATTTGAGAGAAATCGCAATTGAATATAGTGAAAAAAGTGAATTAGATGTAAGAGAAACAGAATTATGTTTTGATGCTTTCATCAATAATTTATTACACTCTCCAATTTTTAAAAACGTTAGTGTATTAGATTTACAAGACGAGTTTTCTTTTTACGAATTATTAAAAAGCACTGGTGTTTTTACAAAAACTTGGGGTAACAAATATTAAAGGGAGAAATTAAATGGCAACAATAACACATGGTAGCAACAAAAGAACTGATGTATCGAGTAGGTCAAAACCAGATTTTAAAGATGATGCTAAATTTAGTAAAGTACATACAGTTACTATAGCAGCTGATGGTGGTATCACCTATCTTACTGGTTCCTTAACGGGCCCAAGTGGATTCATAGTCAAAACAGCAGGTCAAGGTGTATTAACAGCTACCGATGGTGGTGACTTAACTGCATCTGATTTGACTGCAAAGGAATTATATGAGATTGGTTTGAAAGAAATTAGTGGAAGTTGTACGGTAAACGTAATATATTAATATGAACCGAAACTCAAACGGACAATTAAAAGATGTAATAAAACAGGAGTACATAAAAAGTGCTTCCGATCCTGTTTACTTCTTGAAAAAGTATTGCGTAATACAACATCCGATGAAAGGTAAAATACCATTTCATCTATACAATTTTCAAGAAAAAACAGTAGAAGATTTTATGCAACATCGTTTTAATATTATCTTGAAAGCAAGACAATTAGGTATATCTACAATTACAGCTGGATATTCTCTATGGATGATGACATTTCATCCAGATAAAAATATTCTTGTTATAGCAACAAAACAAGATACTGCTAAAAATCTAGTAACAAAAGTTCGTGTTATGCACGCTAATCTCCCTAGTTGGTTAAAGCAGAAATGTGTTGAAGATAATAAATTGTCGTTGAGGTACAATAATGGTTCACAAATTAAAGCAGTTGCAAGTGGTGATGATAGTGGTCGTTCAGAGGCTCTATCTTTATTGATACTTGATGAGGCTGCTTTCATTGATAAGATTGATACAATATGGGCTGCAGCATCACAGACATTATCTACTGGTGGTCAATGTGTAGCATTGTCTACTCCAAATGGTGTTGGTAATTGGTTTCACAGAACTTGGATGGACGCTGAAGATGGATTGAATGATTTTAATTTTATAAAATTATTTTGGGATTTACATCCAGAAAGAGATTCGACTTGGAGAGAAGAACAAAATGCTTTACTAGGCCCATCGTTAGCAGCTCAAGAATGTGATTGTGATTTTATCACTTCTGGTCAATCAGTAGTTGATGGTATTATATTGGAAGAATATAAAAATACTCAAGTTAAAGATCCGATAGAAAAACGTGGTATAGATAGTAATATTTGGATATGGGAGCCACCAAACTATACAAAAGATTATATAGTATGTGCGGATGTTAGTAGAGGAGATGGTACAGACTATTCTGCATTTCATATTATAGATGTAGAAAGTTTAGAACAAGTTGCAGAATATAAGGGTAGGTTATCAACAAGAGACTTTGGAAATTTATTGGTTAACATATCTACAGAATATAATAATGCATTACTAGTTGTTGAAAATAATAATATTGGATGGGCTGCAATACAACAAGTAATTGATAGAGAATATGAAAACTTGTTTTATATGAGCAAAGATTTAAAAGTTGTGGATACACAAAAACACATAAACAATAAAATAAATAGAGCAGAGAAACAATTAATACCAGGTTTTACGGTAACACAAAAAACACGACCTTTGATTGTTTCTAAGTTAGAAGAATTTTTCAGAGAAAAATCTGTAATTGTACACTCTAATAGATTAATAGATGAGTTGTTTGTATTTATATATAATGGTAATAGAGCAGAAGCTATGAGAGGATATAATGATGATTTAGTAATGTCTTATGCTATGGGTTTGTGGATACGAGAAACAGCTTTGAGATTAAGAGCAGAAGGTATAGAATTACAAAAGAAAGCAATGGGTAGTATAACATCAAATCAAGGTGTTTATATGCCGAATAATAACCAAAATGATTCTTGGACAATGGAAATAAATAAAGAACAAGAAGATTTAACCTGGTTAATTAATAAATAATAAGAGGTAAAAATGGCCGATACAAGTTTAAGATCTAGATTACTAAGACTTTTTTCTACAAATGTCGTTGTTAGAAATATAGGTGGTAAAAAACTAAAAGTAGCAGACACTAGTAGAACTCAGTCTTATAAAAAAAGTAATCTTATAGATAGATATCAGAAAATTTTCACAGGCTCTGGTCTAAGTGGCTATTCAGATGCTTTGATGACCAAATCAGTAAGACTAAATCTTTTTAAAGATTATGAAGCTATGGATCAAGATGCAATTATTTCGTCTGCACTTGATATTTATGCTGATGAATCAACAATGAAATCTGAATATGGTGATGTATTAGAAATAAACACAGACAATGAAAATATAAAACAAATATTACATAATTTATTTTATGATATTTTAAATATAGAATTTAATTTATGGCCATGGGTTCGTAATATGTGTAAGTATGGTGATTTCTTTTTACAATTAGAAATAAATGACAAATATGGTATTACAAATGTAATTCCATTACCAGTTTATGATGTTTCAAGGATTGAGGGTATAGATCCTGATAATCCAGAGTATGTTAAGTATTTGGTTGAATCGACAACATCAGAACATAGATATAAAGCAGAAACATCATCTACGAGAACAGAGTTGGAAAACTATGAAGTAGCTCATTTCAGATTACTATCGGACTCTAATTATTTACCATATGGTAAATCACAAATTGAAGGTGGTCGTAAAATCTATAAACAATTAACTCTTATGGAAGATGCTATGTTGATTCATAGAATTATGAGAGCACCTGAAAAAAGAATATTTAAATTAGACATTGGTAATATCCCACCAGCAGAAGTTGATAATTACATGCAACAAGTTATCAACAAGATGAAGAAAGCACCTATTGTTGATGAAAACACAGGTGATTACAATTTAAAGTATAATATGCAAAACATCACCGAGGATTTTTTCTTACCAGTACGTGGTGGTGATAGTGGAACTAGTATTGAGTCTTTGCCTGGGTTATCTTACGAGGCAACTGAAGATATTGAATATCTTAAAAATAAACTTTTATCATCTTTAAGAATACCTAAAGCTTTTCTTGGATATGAAGAACAAATTGGTTCTAAGGCTACATTAGCAGCAGAGGATGTAAGGTTTGCTCGTACCATTGAAAGAATTCAAAGAATTACTTTGTCTGAATTAACCAAGATAGCTATTGTTCATTTATATTCACAAGGTTATCAAGATGCTGATTTAGTTAATTTTGAACTTGATTTAACAAATCCATCTACAATTTATGAACAAGAAAAAATTGAGTTGTGGAACAACAAAACTTCACTAGCAGAGGCTATGTCGAGAGATGGGATTATGTCAAATACTTGGATTAAAAAGAATGTGTTTGGTTTAACGGATGAGGAGATACAAGGAGAACTTAATAATATTATTGCAGATAAAAAGTATGCCTTTAGACTTTCACAAATTGAACAAGAGGGTAACGATCCTGCACAAAGTGGTGAAGCAGTCGGTACACCAAGTGATATGGCTTCTGCGTCTCCAGCTCCAGAGGGTGAACAACCACCTGAGAGTGCAGCAGGTTCTTTATTTAGTGATTATGGATTGGATGATGATTCTAATGCAGGTAGACCTCAAGAAGCTGATAAATATGGAAAAGATAGTGGAGTTCGAGGTAGAGATCCATTAGGTGCTCATGATAAAAAGAAGGGTGGTAGTAATTCACCCAAGTATGGAAGGTCTTTAGCATTGTCACATTATGATGCATTAAAAAAATCAATGAATTTTGGTAAAAAAGATAAAGAAATTATAACAGAAGTATCAGAAATGGAAAAAGAATATAAAGATGAGGTAAGTTCTTTAACTAATGGTAGTTCAAATGAATAATTATTACTTAACTTTATATTTATTTAAGACTAAATATATATATACTATACGGAGTATTTAAAAATGGCTCAAAAATTAAAACATTCTAAGATAAAGAATACTGGTATTCTTTTTGAATTATTAACGAGACAAATTACAGCTGATGTACTAGCAGGTAAAAGTACCAAGTCTGTTTCAATTGTAAAAAAATATTTTAATGAAAACACCGAATTGGGTAAAGAGCTCGAGTTATATAAAATATTGTCTGAAAAGCATTATCAATCTGAGAATAGAGCTGATTATCTATTTGAAGCTGTTGTAAAATCAAGACAAAAATTAAGTAATACTCGATTAAGACGTGAAAAGTATAATTTGATTAAAGAAATAAAAGAAAATTACAACGTGACTGATTTTTTCAATGGTCGTATTCCTAATTATAGAATTTTAGCGTCAATATCTAATGTATTTCAAGCAGAAACAAGTAATGTAGAGTTTAAACCAGATGAAGTCGTCACTTCTAAGTTTACAGTATTGGAACACATAACAAGTAAAAAGGTTTCGGATAAACAAATTAAAGAAAAAGTAATAAATGAGTATAGTAAATCTGACAAAGACCTTAGATTACTTGCATATGAGATATTAGTCGATAAATTCAATAGTAAATATAAAAATTTAAACGAATCACAACAAAATTTATTAAAAAATTACATAAATAATGTTAGTAATACAAATTCATTGAGAGATTTTGTTGACAATGAAGTAATTACCATTAAAAAACAACTAAACACACATCTACCAAGAGTAAATGATAAAATTACTAAAATAAAATTAACAGAAGCAGTAAATCAAATAGAAAATTTGACAAAAGGTAGAATAGTAAGTGAAAAACAAGTTTTAACTTTGATGAGATACTATGAACTAATCAAGGAGATTGAGAATGTCCACCAAGATTAATCTGTTAAAACGATTCATTAAAGAATTAATAAAACAAGAACTAGATGAAGCATCTACCACAGGTGCTATCGATGGTGGTGAAGGCCCACCTAAAACACCATATGCTTTTAGTGGTGGTCGTAAAAAAGACAAAGAGAAAGAAGATAAAATTGCAAAAGCCGGTGGGTATATGAGGGTTAAAGAAGGAAAGTACCACGATTATAGAAATGATGAGTCAATGACTCCAAAACAAAAAATTGGTGAATCAATGAGGCAAGTGAGAAATTCATTAAGTGAATTAAATAAACTCATTGATATGAATATTAAATTAAAAAATGAATTAAATGTTAATTCACAGTCATATTGGAAAAATACCCATAAGGCGTTACACAAAATAAGTGAGAGGTTAGTAAAACTAGCAAATAAAGTTGGTCAACTACAGTAGTAACTTGATATGGCGTTCGATGATAAAAAGAAGTCCTATATGGACACTCTTTTTAGTATTTCAACCTTGTTAAAGAGGTGGCAGATAGAAATACAAAATAAAGAGGTAGATAAGAATTATATGATTAGGAGACTTAATCAATGGATAGAACAATTGGAAAGTCTTAAAACAGAAATTATGATGGAGAAGGACTAAATGAAACAATTAATAGTAGATTATTTACCATTTGAGGTAAAACCAGAACATATTAATGAATCCATGAATGAAAATAATGGAAAGTTAGTTGTTAGTGGTGTTTTACAACGTGCAGAGGCTAAAAACCAAAATGGTAGAATATATCCAAGAGAAATCCTTGTTCGTGAAGCTAAAAAATATACAAAAGAATTTATTAAACAACGTAGAGCTATGGGTGAATTAGACCATCCAGAATCTTCTGTTGTAAATCTAGCTAACGTATCTCACAATGTAAAGGAAATGCATTGGGAAGGTGACAATCTATTAGGTACTGTTGAAGTATTGAGTACACCATCAGGTAATATATTAAAAGAATTATTTAAAAGTGGAATAAAACTTGGAATTAGTTCTCGTGGTATGGGTTCAGTAGAAACTGTACAAGAGAATGGAGCTCAAGAGGTTCAAGGTGATTTTGAATTAATAGCTTTTGATTTTGTCTCCAATCCATCTACACACGGTGCTTTTATGTATCCGATGAATGAGTCGGTTGATAAAACACCAGTCGTTGGTAGAACGTGTGGTGATTATTGTAAAGTCGAATCAATTGTTAATGATATTATGCGTGGAGCGTGATAGTGAATAAAATAGAGAGTCAAATGTATAAACTTATCAAAGAGGTATCAAGAACAACTACTGGGGGTGGTTTAGACACAGGAGATGCTTGGCCCGATGGACTCTTTACAAAATATGGTGAAAAAAGAGTTATGGAACCAGCTGGTATGCCAAGAGGTATGATTCAAATTGTCGCACCAGCAGCAGATTCTATTTATGGTGGAGAAGGTACTGCAAGACAACCAACACAAATGGAAAAACAAGGAACTCTTAAACGAACCAAAGTTACACCAGAATATTTGAAAAGTCAAGAAGTATTAGATCCACACGAATTAAGAGATGATACTCCACCACTAACACCTAAACAACGTGTATATGGTAGAAGGGCGTTCGGTAAGTCACCTGATTACACCATACCTCAAGAGACTTCGGACTACATTAAAACTACTAAAAATCTTCTTACTAAACCTACAACACCACCTGAGGGAAGTAAAAGTGGTGGGATTCCAGCAACACCAGAGCCAGGTTCAACTAGTCCTACTGGATATAGACAGTTACAAAAAGGTGGTCAAGACATAATAAAAGATTTAGATAAAATGTATGTTTACAAAATGTTAGGTCAATATGACGCTAAGAAAAATGGAGTATAACAATGGCTAGAGAAAAATCTATAAACGAAAAGTGGAGAGATTGGAGATTAGACTCTGCGTTTGTAAATGAGAAAAAAGGTGATGATAAAATTCAAGTGCCGGGTATTGGGATGTACACATACGATACTTTGAAAAGTAAAGTACAGAGAATGGCAAAGGATTTATCCGATAATGCAAAAAGAGGTAAATGGAATAAGTCATCTCGTAATGGAATCAGAGCATTTGCACAAATGTGGGATGCATTAGCGGAGTATGAAAGATGATTAAATTAAAAACTATACTTACAGAAAAGAAAGAACTTGGTGGTGCAATGATAGATAAAATCTATAATTTAACTGATAGAAATGCACACAACATGGCTAGAGAAACTTTAGCAAAAGCTATGGGAAGTAGAGTATTAGTAA